GGGCCATCTGGCTGTACAGCCCGTGGGGTGTCAGGCCGTAGATGACGCCGAACCCCATGGTCTTGGTTGGGTAGCGTTGCTGGCTAGTGACCTGGTCTATGGGCACGTTGAATATCTGTGCCGCCGTCTCGGTGTGGATGTCACGGCCCTCGTTGAACAGCCCTATCATGCTCTGGCACTGCGCCAGGTGGGCGGCCACCCGCATCTCTATCTGGGAGTAGTCGATGGCCGCCAGGTAGTAGCCTGGGCCAGCAACGAAGGCCTTGCGGATCTCCCGGCCATACTCGGTGCGGGCCGGGATCTGTTGCAGGTTGGGCTCCTTCATGGACCACCTGCCCGTCTCCGTCCGGGTGACGTTGATGGTGCAGTGTACCCTGCCGTGGCTGTCTATCTTGTTGGGCAGGGTGTCGCAGAATGAGTCCTTCAGGTGCGCGAGGTGCTTGTACTCGAGGAGCATGGGCACCACGGCATGCTTCAGCTTGGACAGCTCCTCCTTGTTGACCTTGGGCAGGCCGGTCTCGGTGAACTTGGTGGGCTTGAACCCCAGGTACTCGTACATCAGGACCCGGAGCTCGTTGTCGGAGTTGGGGTTGAACCGCTTGCCTACCAGGGAGAAGATATCCTCGGCCTTGGCCTCCATCAGCTCCATGTAGTGGCGGCCCAGGATGCCCAGGAACTTGCCGTCCAGGGCTATCCCCTCCTGCATCATGGCCATGGCCACCGGGAGCACCTGCCGGTCTAACTGGTATACGAACTCCAGCCCCAGCTCCTGTATCTTGGGCCAGAGGGCCTGGTACACACGCAGGGTGGCGTCAGCGTCACGGCAGCTGTAGCGTATGGCGGTGTCGGGATCGACGTCCTCCAGGGAAGCGTCAGGCATCTTGCCGAGTTGCTCTTCGACGGCTGCCCTCTCCCTGGGGTCGATGTTGTGCCACCTGGTCCAGGGGTCTACAGGCCCATCCTTGTTCTCCTTCCCTCCTACCACGTCGGCTATGATCCGCTTGATCTTGCGGCTGATATGCTGGGGCTTCTTGGTCACCGATCCCAGCCTGCTGTCCTTCTTGATCCAGATGACATCGGTCAGGTCAGGGGGGTCAGGCCACTCGTGCTTGGCTGCCTCCGTCAGGTATATCAGTCCCTTGCGCCTGCGGTGGCCGCCCATGATCTCCTGGTAGCTCTGCATCTCCATGCCGCACAGACGCCATGCCAGTTCTTTGAGCCCCTGGGGCAGGCCTAACAGGTAGGCCATGAGCATGGTGTCGTCGGTGCTGTCAGGTAGGTCTATCCACTGGGCGTCGTAGAGGTAGTTGTGGACCACCGCTTTGCCCTCGATGCCTGGCTGGTCCAAACCACGGAAGAATCCTGCCATCCCGGTTATGCCAGACGCCTGGACGCTCCACAGCTTGTTATCCACGACCTCGGTGTCGTAGGCCACCATCGGTCTGTCGCCCGAAAGGACTTGGCTGCTGGCGATGGTCTCGTACTCCACATACTCGGGGTGAGGGTGCTGGTCTACCGGGGCACCCTGGGATTCTCCCCGTACCAGTTTCCCCAGCACCTGGAAGTCCTCCTGGATGGCCCGCATCAACCGGGTGTCGTAGAACCCGGCGGCGGGGTGGTAGACCGGCAAGACCTTTCCTACCGGGATCCCGTGTACATGCTCGACCGTCACGTCTCCTAGAAAATGTTGTATAGCCACCCGGCCCATGGGCACTATGATCTCCGGCTGGAACATCTCGACCTCCACGTCCAGCCAGCGGGAGGCGCAGAACTCGGCCTCCTCTACGGTGGGGGTCCGGTTGCCGCGTGGCCTGCACTTGACCACGTTGCTGATTATCACGTCGCTCCGGCGGATCCCCACGCTGTCTAATAGACTGTCCAGGTACTGACCGGCGTCGCCCGTGAATGGCTCCCCCTTGATGTCCTCATTGCGTCCGGGGGCCTCGCCTATTAGCATTACCTTGCTCGTCTCTAGCCCTACTGCGGGGACAGGCCCCTTGCAGCCCTCACTCAGTGGGCAGGCGGTGCAGCCCCGGTTGGAGTCATACAGGATCGTCATGTGAGAAACCTCGCAACCACTGCTGGTACGACCCCGTTGCCAAGGGCTCTGATGCGGTCCACCCTATCGGCAACCCCATCAGCCACTCGGTCCAGGCCGGACTCAACTCCCCAGGGGCCGCTTCCGGTGGACAGGTATCTGGAGTCGGGTACCTGTTGGCCCACTGAGCCAGCGTCACCGAGTGGTTCGTATGGCTCTTCTGCTGGGTGGAGGCCAGCTTCTGGGTGTACATATCGCTCACCGTCGGCGTGGGTATATGCCAGACACCACCATCGCCTTCGGATATGTGGTGCTCCGGCTTCGGCAGCGGAGTGCAGTCCCCAGACCGCGTCCATCCCCACCTCGGAAAGTTGCCCAATGACTTCCGCAGCGTATGGGTCAGCCCCGTCAGCCAGTCCCTGGACATTCTCCAGGAGGACGTAGCGTGGTCCCACGTCCCGTATGACCCGTAGGGTGTCTGGCCAACGGTCTCGAGGATCAGCCTTTCCAAGACGGCGTCCGGCTTTACTGTGCGGTTGGCAGGGAAATCCCGCAGTGATGATATCCACCAGTCCGGCCATCGGTCTAAAATCGGCACCGTTAATGTTTGTAATAATGGGAGCCCAGTCAAGGAGACCATCTCGTATTCTTCTTCTAAGAAGTTCTTGACAGTAGGGCTCGATCTCGCAGTAGCCAACGGTCCTTACCTCCAATCCAGCCAAGCGAAGGCCCAGGGTCATCCCGCTGTAGCCTGAGAACAGGCTTAGTTCATTCAGCATGGTCGAACTCCAGTTGCACGTCGCTCGATGGGTACCAGTCCCTGGGGGCCACCTTGCTCACGATCACCTGGCACACATCACACCGCCAGTGGTCCGCGTCCTCGGTGCGTGGGTTCCAATCAACAGGCCTTATGATCCCGGAGTTATGGTGGCCGGGGCACCAGATGAACTTGACCTTGCCGCAACTCACATCACTCACCTCCGCTAACAATATGGGCACTTCAGGTGGCACCTGTCGCAGTACTCCCGGTTACATGTCCTGCACTTCACCCAGTTATGTGGGTGGTTAGTAGCGATAAAGCTCACCCTCATCACATGCCCGGACGAACCCGGCACGGTTCTCTATCAGGTACCGGCCATTGAAGAACTGCCTGACCATGTAGCAGATCTCCTGCCAGCAGCCATTGGGGTTGGAGCACTCGCCGTCTCGCATCATGGCTGCATGCTCTAGTCTCTGAGACTGGGTGATTCGTAGGACTACCCTATCTCCAATCGCTATCATGCTAATTCCTCCTGTACTTTGGTTGCGATCCCTTTCCCTATCCCCTCGATCTCCAGCCACTGCTCCAGGGGAGCGTTCACCATGGTGCGGACACTGTCGAATGTCTCCTCCACCAACAGGCTCCGCTCCCAGCCTATGCCCGGCAGTTCCTTGGCAACCCGGCGCACCAGGCTAGGCGGCTTGAGCAGCAGACCAGACACCGGCGAGGTGTAGAACTTCTTGAGGCTGCTGTGCTCGGTAGTCTGGAAGAACTGGTAGACGCCCTTGATCACCGCCGCCGTCTCCTTGACGTTGGCCGACTGCTTCACCTGTACCCCCAGCAGGTAGTGCAGCTGGTTCAGGTAGGCCTCGAGCCTTGTGCGGTGCATGCCGGTGGGGACCCAGTTCCTGCCCCGGCGGTACTGCACCTGGCCACCCTTGTCGGTGCGCCAGACTGACTCCAGTACCAGGAAGTAGTAGTCGAACCCCGCTTCGTTGGCCGCCTGCATCTGGGCGACGTGCCTGCCGTCATCGATGCAGTTGACCATGTCCCCCATCTTCTTCCGCTCACCGCAGACCTTGACCTGCTGGGTCTGGCCATCTACCTCGGTGACGCCGGTGAATATGAAGTCGCCGTAGGGTATGGGCGCTGTCACCGCCAGGTCTCCCAGGGGCTTCAGGAGATCTTTGTCATTGGACGCTGTCGTTAGATAGATCATCCTCCCTCCTTCGGTACCTCGTCTGTAGGTCGTTGACCGGGCGCACCAAGTAGTACACCCGGCCACACAGTATGCAAACAAAACCAGGGTAGTCCCCGTCGAAACTGAGCCAACCCTGGCAGGCTTTACAGACTAGCCGTGGATCAGGTCCAGCAGCATACCGAAGTCGAGCATGTAGGGCATCCCTCTCGGCTCGGTGGTCATCTCCTGAGCCAGCACCTTGCCCATCAGGTTTGGCTTGTGGCGGCAACTGCGTACCTCCGCCGAAAATACAGGTCCGTTGTCGGTGTCTTCCCGCTTGGTCCTGAGCACTGCCTGAACCTGGTAGGGCAGGTCGCTCCAGCCTTTCATCTCGGGGACGCCTGTGTGGAAGTCCTTGCCCAGCTTGTGCAGCAGGATCGTGTTCATCTTGGACTTCGACGCCAGCCGGAGTATCTCCCGGAGGTCAGAGTAGCACTTGGCGTACTCGTGCGGCTGCACCTGGGCAAGCTTGCCGAAGTGGGCCAGCCGGGCTATCTCGTAGGCCTCGGTGAACGTGTCGATCACCAGGGTGCCCTCTTCCAGTTGCAGTGCCTCGCCCACCCTGGTCAGCAGGTCGGCCCAGATCTTGCCGAACCTGTCCATGACGTCCCTGTGGTTGCCCAGCTTCTCGGGCTGGTCAACCTGGTACCAGAGCAGTTCCTTCGAGAACTTCTCGATGACTCCCTCGGTGCCCACGTCCAGGTCCAGGTAGATTATAGGCTCGGGCGCGGTCATGGCCAAGTGGGTCTTGCCGGTCTTGTCCCAGCCCTCGATGCTGCATACCAGACGCTTGGGGGCGGCAGGGGCTCCGGCCTGCCATCCCTTCTCCTTCAGTGCCTCTATCGTTGTCACTCCTTGCCTCCTACATAATCTTTGACATTGGTCAGCATGGTCCAGTTCTCCAGGAGCTCATGCGGCTCGAACTCTATGACGTGCAACATGAACTCTGCGTTGGGAGGACCCCTCCTTGGCAGGTAGACTATCGGCATCCAGAGCGTGGTGCAGACCGCCATGAAGCAGTAAGCCATGCCCTGAGCCATGTACCGCCAGTTGCTGGAGGGGTCCTCGGGGGAGG